GAAGATAAGCACGTAAAGCGAATGATTAAGGCGCATATCGATCAAAAGAAATGGAAATTTAATCCTAACTCATCTATGCAGTTGATAGAGTTATATTTTGAGCGTTATAAACTAAAACCCACCGCTATGACGCCTAAAGATAATCCTAGCACTGCGGGTGATTCTATGAAAATATATGAGGCGGATTATCCGATAGTAAAGAATATTCGTTATTACAAACTATTAAGTAAAATGCTATCTACCTATCTTGATCCTGCTGTTAGTGGAGAGTGGTTATCAGATGATGGAAAAGTTCATACCACATTCAATATGCACGGGACGGTTACAGGAAGACCTTCGTCAAGTGATCCCAATCTTTATAATATTCCTACTCCAGAGAAAGAGCCTGGAACATTATTAGAATCTTTACCTATCAAGAATATATTTACGCATTCCTATTGGAGGAATGGAAAATCATACGGGAAGATTGTGGCAGTAGATTATAGTGGTATGGAATTGAGAATAGAGGCATCTATCGCCAAATGCAAACCCATGATCAAGATTTTTGAGGACGGGAAAGATATTCATAGTTGTGTAGTTATCATGAGTACAACACATAAGAAACCAGATAATATTTCCTTTGAGGAAATAGCACAAGTGTCGAGGGCGGCGCGTCGTAATTATAAATCAGTTAGTTTTGCAATATTATATGGTGGGGATGCATATACAATACATAACCAGCATAACGAAATCTCTATGGAAAAAGCTGAGGAGATGGTTGAAACGTATTTTGAACTGTTTCCACAGATTAAGGAATATGGGGATTGGTGTGTTGAGTTTGCAGAGGATCATGGGTATATCGAAAGTGTGTATGGCAGAAAAGAATATCTAGCGTATATAAACGATAGGGATATGGGCCGTAAACGCAGGGCTGAGAGAGAAGCTAAAAATATGCCTGCACAATCTACTGCTTACGATACTCTCCAGATGGCAATGATAATAGTTGACATAAAATTGACAGAAGGCAAATACACGTCTAAACTGATAGATAATGTATATGATAGCCTTTTGTTAGATTGCCCGGATGAAGAAGTGGATGAAGTTGCAAAACTTGTGTCTTGGACTATGGAAAATGTAAAAGCATTAGCGCCATTGCATTTTCCAGGTATAAACATGAAATGGTTGGTGTGTCCTCTCAAAGCGGATGTGGAGATTGGAGATTTTTATGGATCGGAGGAAAAGTGGTAGCAAAATGGAATAACAAGGATAGAGTGACAGAGAAAATGCGCGGTAGAAAAGAAGTCTATAAAATTCCGATAGACCCTGAAGGAAAGCAAATTCTAATCTTGAGGGGTGCTAATATTCCTGAAAAGGATTTTGCTGATTTTGTCAATACTGTTCAAATATGGGCTAAATCGGATGACCCTATACTCGTTGCACAAGTCAGTGCCACAGTAGAGGTACAATTGGTAAAGGAGCAAAAACATGGACGATAATCCTGGAGATTGGCAACCAGATGGGACAGGAACATATGTTGGCGAAGAAACTACGATTTCTTATGATGTTGAGGGTGGGCAGCATGTGGAGATAAATGGAAATGATACCTAAAAAAGTTATCGAATCTATAGAAGGTTATAGGATCACAATACATGATCGGACAAAATCCAAAGAATACAGCCTGCAAGAAATTTTCGCTGTAAATCAGGACAATCTTATAGATGAGTTTGCTCAGCAGGCGTCAACCTATGCATATTTTGCAAGTTTGCAAGTTATGGCTGATAACAACTCGGATATATGTAAATTAGGTTTAGAGCAAGAGCGAGCTGCTGCTGATATAGATGCCAGAGCAGAAATGGAAAAAGACGGAAAAAAGTACACTGAAGCGGTGATTAAAGGCGCTATAGATTTGGATGAAGAAGTGTCCAAACTATCCTCAGCGCGGTTGGGTTTCGAGTACGATTCAAAACTTCTTAAGGCCATTTGTAATGCTTTGGAAATGCGCGCCAATATGCTGGTAGCTATGGGCGCAATGTTAAGGCATGAGCTTGGACAAATAGATTTACATAATCGAGAGAAAAATTTGGATAAATCCGTTAAAGAATTGGACAAAGTTCTTAGTAAAAAGGGGTAAAATAAACTTTGTATGCAAGTTTAATATCTATAGTACCTTAACAGTAAAATAGACTGGTCTCCACGACTAACAAAACCATCGGCCACGTGGCAAGCTATGAACCTGAGCAGCGAACCGAACCAGTTTATTATATACCACGTAATTAGACGACTGTTCTGGATTCATAGGGTTTGAGCAAACTGCATAGAATCCTGGATTAGGGAGTAACAATTCCTACAAAACCAAAATCAATACTGCGTTATTGAAGTTATATCCTCGCTAATCTCCTTTTAGGTGAAAAGCATGGTGCGCGATGAAAGAAACATGAGTGATGTGAGTATGGAATTGTGAAAATGGGATGGGAATACGCCAGGTCGAAGTAGAGACAGAACTACTAGACCAAACGGATACAGCCGCAGTTGCAATGACTGCCAGGGATCGGTAATCCTGCTTAGCAAGGGAGTAGCAATTCAGGCATGATCTCATTTTGGGTGATGAGGTTCCTGGATTGTGAAACAAGGCTGGAGTTCTCCGAAAATCTAGTCCTCATAAAAGGGACTACCTCCTTTAGCGGAGGACTCCAGCACTTACCTTACAATATAAGGCTAGGTGCAGTTCTAACCTATATTGCTGAGTTATCAGCTAATAGCCAAAGCCTATATGTACAGAAATGTATGCGAACAGAGGCAATGCTGGTGATAAGCTATTCCAGCAAACTTAACAACTGATCCTATAAGGATCGCAAACCGACCTTAACAGGTCACAAAACTATTCAAGGAGAAAACTATGGTTACGAAATTGACGAAATCAGAAAAGTTAGCCAAGATGCGCCAAGCATTATCAGAAACCGATACTGGTTCAGGTAGTGCTGGTTTCCTTGGCGCATTATCGGAAGGGGTAACGATTGTTCGTATCCTTCCAGAAGTTGGAGATATGCCTCGCTTCTTCCAAGAGGTAGGTATCCATCAAATGCCTGGTAAGGATGGAAAACGGGTATATTGCCCCAAGTTTACTAGCCGTGGAAAGCTCAATTGTCCAGTATGTGAAATCGTTGACCAATTATATCAAGCAGGTGATACTGCAAGCAAGGCCTTCGCAGGGCAAATTCGGGTACAAAAGAAATACTGGATGAATGTGATTGCCAGAGCAGATGACAAAGTTGGCCCAAAGATATACACTCCGGGTGTGTTAGTATTTCGGCAGTTGATGAGTTTGATCCAGGATCCAGATTATGGGGATATCACCGATGTTGAGGATGGATACGATATCAAGATTGAGCGCAAGGGCAAAGGTAAAACTGATACGGATTACCAAGCACGCGCTGCTAAGAATTCCTCTCCACTATCTGATGATCCTGATAAGGTGGATGAATGGCTGAGTGCTGCTAAGGATGTATCCTATGTGGAAGTCAGCACTAATCCTGACGAGGATGCGGAGTTGGCAGAAGGACACGCGGTATTTGTCTTACCATACAAGCGTCTTGAAAAAGAGCTTGATCTTGATAATCTGGAATTGGGAGAAGATGTGGAGGATGACGATGAGGAAGAAGAGGAGCATCCTACACGTAAAACATCCCGCAAGGTTGAAGAAGTGAGTGAGGATGATGAGGAAGAGGATGATGTGGAAGAAACCCCTCCCACTCGTAAACCTATTAGTCACACTGCGCGCCGATCTACTCGCCGGTAATATATCATAGAGCCTATGCCACGGTATAGGCTCTATATATCCAAACTAAAGGAGATGTGATATGGCAGATAACCCAATGACATATTCCATACAGAAGGTTCCACTTACGTTCATTACTGACCTTCTATGCGCATTACATACGGCAAGGGATGTAGTTATGTTACGATCTACTGAGGGAACAGTAATAGTAGGCAGCAACCTATGCGAGTTGTTATGTAGCCTCATGGATTACCACCCAGAACCTATTGTCAGGGATTGGATAAAAAACGAATTACGGAATTTAGATCAAGGTAAACAGACATGGTAATCAAAGTTGCAACCGTCTCAACAACGATCTGGGTAGTATTGATAGCATTGGTTGCCATATGGATTTTGGCAGTTAGCCCGATAGTTAATTGCATAGCGGATGTGTTGGATAGCCTGCCATTGACAAACCATGCTAAAGACAGTCATGCCGGCGAATCCTGGAATGCTACAACAATCAAAGATTATATGACAAAACGCGCCTGCACTCCTTCCGAATATATGTGCGCTGATAACGACACTGAAATTGCCTATTGTGAAATCAAGCCTGGCTATAGTATCGGATTGGTGGTTGGGCGTACAGTCCGGCAGATTATAACGGGCTTTGCTGGCCCAACAAACTTTTGGCAATCAAGATGCCCATGAATATCTTTACTGCTAGTGATATTGGTTTGCGGTGTGAATTTTGGATGGCTGGACGCGCTACAGGTATTGGGGTGAATAGAGGAGGTTGGGAATGGTTTAGATATATAGGAAATATTGTTAAAATTAATACTAAAACTATCGATATCGAGTGCCTGGATCGTATTAGACGTGTTAATAAAGACAGGGTAGTTAATATAGAGCGAACTAAATGAATCCTATCCGCATACTCCACTTCGCAGATTTCCACCTTGGCATAGATACAATAGGGCCAATGGATCCGGAAACAAGGCTCAATGGGAGAATCCTGGACTATCTGGATTGCCTTGATGCATTAGTGGAGTATGCGATAGGAAATGATGCTGACCTGATAGTATTTGCCGGAGACGCGTTCAATAAACATAATCCAGAACCTACATATCAACGGGAATTTGGAGAGAGGATAGTGAGATTAGCAAATCATTGCCCTCTAGTTTTATTGGTTGGAAATCACGATATGCCAGGAATGATAGAGAAGGCATCTGCTGTAGATATTTATGCTACGTTGCAGGTTCCAAATGTTTATGTGGGATGGCAACCAGAAACGTTAATGATAGAAACTAAGCGAGGGAATGTACAGGTTACTACATTTCCATATCCTATAAAATCCCAATGGTTATCGGCTAAAGAAACTGCTAAACTATCATCTGATGGTATAAAACTGTTATGGAAGAAAAAGATTTCCAAGAAGTTGAAGGAATTGGGGAATGGTATTGATAGGGATATTCCATCAATCTTATTGGGGCATTTTTCAGTATCTAATGCTATCTATGGTAGTGAACGTCCTTATATTATTGGATGGGATGCAGAAGTGGAGTTAGGTGATTTGCTATCGCCTTGGAATTATGTAGCATTAGGACATCTGCATTCGCATCAAGATTTGACTAAGAATGGAAATAATGTTCCGGTCGTATATTCTGGAAGCCTGGAGCGCGTAGATTTTGGGGAGGAGAATGATGATAAGGGTTTTGTATGGGTGGAAATAAAAGGCACAGATGATGTATGTTATGAATTTGTAGAAGTTGATGCCAGGCCATATAAAACACTTCGGTTTGATTTTACAGGTGGTGTGAAGCGTCCAACTGAAAAGATATTAGAAAAGATAGAAAATACAGGTCTGATGGCGCATATTGTTAGGGTCATTGTAGATGTAAAGGATGAAGATGCTGATAGGATTAGACAACAGGACATCTACGAGGCTCTAATCGCTGCTGGAGTATGGGCTATTCACAGTGTGCAAATAAAGCGTATTGTGGGGGAACATACTATGCGATTGGATGTTCCTGTAGCATCTATGACACAGATAGAACTATTGGATGCTTATTTTGAACATAACGATATATCGGGAAGTAAAAAGGCAAGTTTAATTAAAGCAGCGAAAGATATAATGAGCAATATAGAATGAAACCTAAGTTGTTTATTAAGGATGATATTGAGCCATGACCATTAGTGATATCCTATCCGACATACGCAAGAAAAAGATTGATGTTACACTATTGTCTGAAGATACCAGTCCTTGTACAGTATCGGAATGGATATCTACAGGTTGCCTTGCGTTGGATAGGATATGCGGTAAGGGTATACCTGTCGGGAGAGTAGTGGAAATCTATGGCGATGAATCTACAGGTAAGAGCCTTATAGCTGAGCAGATAGCGTCCGTGGCGCAGCAGGATGGGCATATTGTAGCTTATGCTGATACTGAAACGGCAGTATCTAAGGATATGATGGAAGAGGTGGGGGTGAATATACAAGAGCTAATCTATACTTCTCCCGATACAGTAGAGGAAGTTTTCAAGTTCTTCGATGCTATGATAGAATCCAAGCGTGAAAGAAGTCCTGAAACAGTTCTAGTGCTGATATGGGATTCTATAGCTGCTACATCTTCTATCCATGAAATGGAAAAAGAGTATGGCAAGACCGGATATCTTGACCACGCCAGGCTTATATCGCAAGGTTTGCGCAAGATTACACGCATGATAGCTAATGATAAAGTTTGCTTGGTATTGTTAAATCAGATTCGTGAGAATATTGGAGTAATGTTTGGGCCAAAGGACACTACATTTGGAGGCAAGGCTGTAAAATTTCACGCTTCTATTAGGATACAATTATCCAAAGCAGGTAGGATAAAGACGGCTAATAAGAAAATTATTGGGGTAAATACCTATGCTCAGGTTGTAAAGAACAGGCTTGCTCCCCCGTACCAGGAGACAACATTACCAATATTCTTCGGTCGTGGGATAGATGATGCTGGGGCAACATTGAATTATCTAAAGGCGCATGATTTAATGGTATGTCCTAAAGGCGCAAGGGAATATACAATTGCTATCGATGGGGAGGATATTAAAGTGAAGTCATCTGAATGGCCTACATTTTATGAAGATAATTATGCTACTATAGAGAAGATGATATTCAGTGATTCATCCTATGATATTAAGGATGCTATAGAAGAAGAGGAAGAATGACCTGCTTAATTCTGGATGCAAATAATCTCTGTCACCGTTGCAGGCACTCTTTTAGCCTATCTAACAGAGGAATTGATACATCTGTCACTTTCGGATTCTTGAAAATATTGAGCGGTTATATTTCCAAATTCAAGGCTCAGTCGATAGTTATCTGTTGGGATGGTGGCATACCTGATTTTAGGCGTCAAGCTGTTCCTGAATATAAGGCAAACAGGCATCAAGATGAAGACCCCGATGCTTATGAAGATTTTCTAAGACAGGTTAGGGAATTACAGAATGTAGCAATTCCACTATCTGGTATGGTAAACGTCTATAAGCGGGGAGTTGAAGCAGATGACTTTATGTATCATGCTTCCAGGATGTTGGATGATGAGATTATCATTATTACTACAGATAAGGATTTGTTACAATGTGCCACTGATAGAATATCCATCTATAATCCCACTAAGGATTTGCTATACACTCCAAAGATTATTGAAAAAGAGTTTGGTGTAAAGATGCGGGATATTGTGGATTGGAGGGCTATACAGGGCGATAGTTCTGACAATATAGCCGGTGTGATAGGAATAGGCGAGAAAACTGCTACGAAGTTGATGCAGGAATATGGGGATTTATGCACCATCTATAATGCGGCTATGGGTAAAAGTTCCAGAGGTAAACCATCTGATAGGATTTCCAATGCTATAGTAGAGTTTGGTTGGGATAGATTAGTAAAAAACATAAAGATAACTGCTTTATATGCTGATAGAGTTGGGGCAAGGCAAACAATAGAGAAAGCGGTCAAGGAATATAAACGTTTGGACGATGATAAATTCATTGATTACCTGTACAAGAATGCGTTTGTAACTCTGGCAGATGGGAATTTTATACACAATCTTAGGAAATTACGAGGGCCAGATATTGTAGATAATGGATATCGTTATCCGCTGGTTGTAAAAAGAGAGGCTGCATGATAGTAATAGGCATTGACCCTGGACAAACTGGCGGGATAGCAATTATACGGGATGGGGATGTGACATGCGCATTGCCTATGCCAGTTATAGAAAAGGGTTTAGATGCCAAAGCGATTAGGGATGTTATACACGTTGCAGATTTTGTAGTAATGGAGAAGGTCTCTGCAATGCCTAAACAAGGCATGGTATCTACATTCCACTTCGGTGTTGGATATGGAATGCTTCAAGGAATCATCTTGACACTCGGAATACCTCTTAGACTTGTTACACCTCAGGCATGGAAAAAGGAAATATTAGCAGGTACTACTAAAGATAAGGCAGCATCGATAGATTATTGTAAAAGAGTCTATCCATATATCAATCTTATTCCAAAAGGGCATAGAAAACCACACGATGGAATTGCGGATGCAATTTTAATCGCGGAATTTGGACATAGGAAATTTACATGAAAAAACAAACAATTACAGAACAATTATTTTGTGATAACTGTGATTCTGAATTAGTGACATGGAATTACAAAATTTGTGTTGAGGGTTCAGTATATGATTTTTGTAGTGAGTGCCAAGATAAAGTAAGTGCTACCCTTGAATTTTTGATACGTACTGTAGGGATGTATATAAAATATGAGGTTATTCCCTTTGAGAATATCGAAGAACATAAATCATGATATTCGCCTGTGCGGAAGTCACCGCTCTTGTACTGGATTGGCAACAAACCAGATCGCAAGAGATATTAGCTAAGATATTGGAAAAGAGCAATAGCTTGATAGAGGCTGTTGTCTCTGGCTATAATCCTGTTGATAGGGATGATATGATACAAGAGGCCAGAGCTAGAATTATCTATGCTATGCCCCACTTCGATCATAACATTTCCAGTCTATATAATTATTTCGCAGCAGTAATACATAACTGCTGCGTTACTTATAATATCAGAGCCTGGAAGCATGACTGCGAGGATTTAGAAACCAGGACTGAAAGTTGCTCAGATAGATATGATGAATCTGAAATACTTCAGGATTTAGTAGTTAGAAATAGGATACGATTTCCATCCATTGATGTATGGTGTATAGATTTTGCCAGCAAGTTTGTTCATAGTGGATTGGTGAATGGGGAATCTAGTCGTGCTATCATATTGGAAATAGTGGAGGGGTGTAATATAGAACGGAAAAAAGCATCTGTAATTTATCAATCCTCTATGATATATCTGAGGACACGTTACAGTTCATACTCAGTGCTGCCAGATCCAGATGCCGATGAATTTTCAGTTATGCTAGATATTCGAGAATTGGTGGGGGTAGAGAATTATATTAGACTGCTAGGAGCCTGTAGAAAACTTAATATGCGCATCCTCTAAGGTATATATTACTAGAGGATATTATGCCATCAACTGTCTTATGGAAGGCTGTTAAGCCCACCAAATTGAAAGTGGATGTTTTTCGTTTGGAATTTCTAACTGCATTACATTCTATAGAAAATCCCGTGCTGAAGGATTTTAAGAAAACAGTTGAGACTTGGGAGCATAAGGTTGAATTTACAAAGCAAATTAGCTTACGGGGTGGGCCATCATTGCTAGTAGGGACAGATGATCCAATATATGGATATGTGAATGATGGAGTGCCGCATCATTATATTGGCCCGAAGGTGGCTGGAGGAATGCTTGTATTTAAGAAAGGCTATAAGGCTAAAACCACTGCCGGTGTTATAGGTTCTGTAGCCGGTGGGAAATTTGGATCTTATACGCGCCGCAAAGAGATTCCTGATCATCCAGGTAATGAAGCAAGGAAATTTGATGTAACTATCTATGGGATATGGCAACCTAAATTCAAGCAATTAATGGAAGATGCCATGAAAAAAGCTGCTGATAAGTGTGGTCATACATATGGAGTAGGGTAATGGAAATAACTGTTATTAAACAGAGGTTTGATGTTGCTATTATCGAATGGGTGGATATTGATGGTATGCGTTTGCAGGGGATATCTCCAGTGTCTATTATCAATGGTAATACTATTGATGATGAGCGTATGTCGCTAGTGATTCCGGATTGTATTGATTGGGTGTTCGCACTTGAGGGCACCATTCGGCCAGTCAGTATATTGGATATTGCTAGGGAACTATACAAAAAAGGTTTGTGGAAGTTGAGCGATATTCGCGCTAATCCACGAGCCATCGAGGCAGCCATTAAATCGGCAATTGGCTGTGAAGTATCGGCAATCCTACGGGCTGCCGAATCGTTTGAAAGTGGAGGATCACATGGCTAAAAGCAAAAACAAAGGAGCACTCCATTTTGCAGGGGAAGGCGCAATATGGATGCAGCCAGATGGTCTAGGTACTAAGCCACAATTTCTAGGTTGTCATGAGCTAGGTGATATAGCAATTCCTAAGGGTGATGTGAAATTATACTACTGCCCTGATCCTGCTATCCCTAATGAGTATGTAGTTATGGACTCTATCAAGGGAGCACCTGGCCCTGTTACAACCAATATCAAAACAGATATTCTGAAATTGGCTGACGCCCTAGAAGATATCAATTGTAAAGTTCCAGTGTACGTGCATCGAGTGGATTGTCCGCCCAAGAATGTGTTTGGAAATTACTATCGCACATTTGCTATGCACGAGACCTGGATTACCAATCGCGGCCTGACGAAACTAACATCCAGAGACCCTGAATCTCAGGATCGAACAGAGCAAACGTTCGATCTCACAGCGGAAGGTTTGATGGATTTGTTCAAGTTCAAGGCTGCGCCTATAGCAGTTGCAGAAACCGAAGATTTTACCGATATCATAGCATGCGACTATAGTGCATGTGCAGGTAAATGTGGGCCTGGTGCCGATGTATGTGATACGTTATATGCAGCGTCTACTACTCTTGCAGGTTCCCCTCTCAATGCTGCGGATATATGGAAGATAACTGGCAAGGGCACTACACTCACATTGCTCCCGCAAGATCCATTTGGGGGCGGTGTGAAAATCGCATCCCTGGAATGTATCGTTATAGATCAGCAAACTACTCGTCTTATAGCCGCTAGAGGCACTATTGGTACTGGGACAATGCAAATTGCATACAGTGATGATGGTGGAGCTACTCCGTGGCATGTTGTTAATGTGGGTGTTACGATTGGCCAATATGCTATGGGGCCAAACGCGTTGTTTGTCCTGGATGCCTATCATATATGGCTTGTCACTAGCGGCGGATTTGTATACTTCAGCGATGACTTTGCACTTACCTGGACTATGCAATCTGATGGAGATGTTACTGTACAGAATCTGTGGGCAGTGAATTTCTATAATGAGCTATATGGGTTTGCAGTAGGAGCCGCTAATGCAGTACTTACTACTATAGATGGCGGAGTTGTATGGGCTGCTGGTGTAGGAGCCACAGGTCAAGGTGCTGATATTATCACGGATGTAGCGGTACATTCCGAATACGTTATATGGATATCCTATAATGATGGAACAATGTACAGGTCTGCTGATGGTGGCGCAACTTGGGAAATCAGAGGGTTCTCAGGTTCAGGTGCCGGTTCTGTACAGGATATGGACTGGTACGATAATGCCCTGGGTGCTATGGTTTGGAATAACGCTCTTGGCGTAGGTAAACTGTTTACCACTATAGATGGTGGATGGACATGGGAAGCGGAAGGCGCAGTTATAGGTAATGCTGGACTGAATGCAGTACACTTCTGTTCTCCAAAACTCATCTACGGTGCCGGGGACGTGTACGGCGGATTCGGCCTCCTGTTCAAGGCCATTGCTGGATAAATGTAATAATGCCGGGAGTGAAAAAGGCATATCCTTCTGGTAAAGCCGGTTTGGGTGGGATAGTTAACTCCCATTTCTAGCCCGCCCAAACCGGCACAAATAAAATGGGAGCAAACGAAATGTCTAAGAAATCTGGAATACATAGTATTAAACCTGTAGATTTTTCAAAGTATGTGCAAAAATTTCGCGCGTACACAACCACTACTGGCATAAAAATTTTGCTGAAAGCAATTCCATTGAAGTTGGTGGATGCTTCTAATGATAAAGTCAAGGATCCACCTATTCCAACCTATAAAATGGAAATATATGGGGGTGGTGAGCAAGAGGATACTTTGACTGAAGATGTTGTAATAGGTTTTGAGGCATCGGATCCAGATAATGGAAAAAAGTATAGGGAAATTTACAATAGTTATATGGAAGCATTGGCGCAAGCCAGTGATGAGCGCGAGAAGAAACTTACCAAAATTATCCTCTTACGTGGTGTAGAATTTGAGATACCAAACGAAGAGGGATGGTTAGAGGAAATGGAATTTATGGGCATAGAAGTTCCTGAAAGTAAGCTCAAGCGCAGGTTCTTCTACCTTGACCATGAGATCATGTCCAATCCTCGTGATATGGCGGCTATATTTGATGGTGTAATGAGAATCTCAGGTGTACCGAAAGAGGCGCTGGCTGATGCCATGAACTCCTTTCGGGATATACTGGAAGACGAAGAGCAAGAAGAGGATACCGCTCAGTAAATTACCATCTAGTGAATCTGATTGGGAAGCATCTCCATCATTTGTGCTTACAAGTATAGCCTTACAATGGAAGGAGCGTCCCAGTTATTTTGGAGTGTGCGATCCTAAAGATGATGCGGCAATGATGGCAGCCTTTGTTATGTCAAAAGGTGATATGGAAGCATATGAGCGGTATATTGAAGATATAAAGGCTAAGGAATTGGAAGATGGTAGTTGAAGGCGGAACCAGTCAGAAAATAGGATTGCAAGCATATCTTGGCACTGAAGCCTTTGATAAAGCTATGCAATCCTATATGGCTGCTACAGATAAGATTAATTCCAAGAATGCTACTGTAGCACAAGGTATGAGCCAGAAGATGGGTGGAGCAACTAATGTAGCATCTGGCGCATTTTCTGCATTATCTGCCAAAACTGTAGCATTAGGGATGGTACTCGGTACTTTAGCATTATCTGCTATCAATAAAGTTGTAAATGGTTTGAAGCAGATGGTATCTGGGGCATTGGACGCTGCTGGCAGAACTCAAGAGCTATCCTATGTGGCTCAGATCATGGCTAACAATGCAGGGATAGCTTATGATGCTATAGAACTGCAAGTTCAGGGGATAAAAAATTTAGGTATCCGTACAGATGAAGCTTACAACGCTGTAATCAAATTCATGCAATCCGAATTGGATATGAGCAAAGCAGCGGAGTTAGCTAGAGTTGCGCAGGATGCTGCTGTAATAGCGCAAACAGATTCATCTGATGCATATCAAAGGCTGATTTATGCTGTAACAACCTATAATACAGAAACACTACGCACAATGGGGTTCAATCTGCGCAGCGACACGGTTTTCCAGGAATATGCAGCCACATTAGGAAAGACGGCTACAGAACTTACACAAACAGAGAAATCCCAAGCATTCCTGAATGCAGTGATAGCAGAGGGCGGAAAAATTGCGGGTGCATATGAAGCTGCTATGGAAACTCCTGGCAAGCAAATGCGTTCCTGGAGACGTGATGTATTTGAGTTGACGCGTGTATTGGGAGAACCGTTCTTATTGGCATATGCTAATGTTGCAAAGGCTCTTCGAGATGTTACACAGGCATTCCAAAGAGCATTTGATGAAGGTGGGCCATTCCATAATTTTATGATACAGTTAGGTGCTGTAGCTTCTATAGTTGCAGAAACGCTTGGAAATGCTGCTAGAGCGGTTACAAAGTTTGTTATAGCTTTGGGTACTCAAGAGGGATGGGAAAAAACCATACAGTCTATATCGGATATATTCGATGTAGATTTTAATAAACTTATTGATGATGCAGGTGATTGGGGTTATGATTTAATAGAAACCTTTGCTGATGGAATTATTGCTGGAATAACTGCTGTATTGAATGCACTTGGATTAGTAGGGAGTGCGATATCTGGACAATTATCTGCAAATTCTCCTCCTAAACTACTGCCAAACATAGGTAAGTGGGGAGCGGCAGCAATGAATGAGTATCTGAAGGGGTTTACTCAGGCAGATTTCAATATCTTCGCAGGTATTGAAAATATAATGGCTAACTTCATTAAATCTACAGCTAAGGGCGATAAGGACACATCGCTTATAACTAGAATATTGGGTGGTAGAAAAGCATTAGCTGATGCTATAGAACAGGTCAACAAGGTTGGACGTGTAACCGATGTAATGGTAAATAAGGTTGCCACGGCAGCGGGTTTGGCATCTAAGGAGTTCAAAGCATATGTAAAAGCCATGTTACAGTCAGAATTAGCGTCGAAAGCTTTAGCAGCAGCTCAGGCTAATCTTGTTAGGATTACTAGCAGATACGATGCTATATTGAAAGGTTTGAATGATCAGTTAGATCAAGCAGCACAAGGTACTGAAGAACAAGATAGATTAGCTGAAATAGAGCAGGCTATGGCATCTGGATTGCTTACCGAATCTGAGATGGCAAGCCTTGCTAACGAGAAACGTCAGATAGAGTTGCGTCAGCAGATACGAGCTACTGAGGCTGCAAGAGATGCGGAGGTATCCGCTGCCGAGGATACGGTTGATGCTGCTCAGGCACAGATGGATGCTATCAATGCTCAGATAGAGTTGCAAAAATCTTCTATAGAAGTACAGATTGAGCAGAATAACCTTATCAGGGAACAAATAGCCTTGCAGGAAAGACTTGCTAAAGAGGCTGCTGATGCGGCTAAAAAAGAGAAGAAGGGCGGGGGTGGAGGCGGTGATTGGGGTATAACAGATAAGATCAAGAAGGCGATAGAAGACGCGAAAATTGCCATTAAGGCTAAACTTGGTGAGTTATGGGCAACTTTCAAAGCCAAATTCAAGCCTATAGAGGACGCATGGAAAAATCTGAAAAAAGGTTGGGCACCTGTTATCAAGGCTACATGGGAAGATATAAAGAAACAGTTTGGAAATATAGGTACTTTATTGAAGGATGTGTTTGCAGGTAATTGGAATAAAGTCCCTGGAGATATATGGAAGATTATACGTTTTGGACTAGAGACATTGTGGAAATGGCTAAAAATTTGGATCGCTAGTATAGATTGGCAAAAACTTGGCGAGGGACTATTACATGCACTGCGACTTTTGGGTGATTGGATATGGAAAGCTCTTGAAGAAATAGGAAAGTTTCTACTTGTATCATTAATACTACTATTGGCAGGTCTTGGAATACTATTAGGGCAAAAGATTCGTGAATGGGTTCCTAAGATATTACTAGCCTTAGGAACGTTTGTACAATCTATAATGGATAAATGGGAGGAATTTAAAACCAGAGTAGCTATGGTTTGGGATCTGATTAAGGATGCTATTAAAACCAAAATAGAAGGTTGGTGGGGTGATATAAAAGAGGCATGGGAAGGTTTCAAGAAATCTTTTACAGACTCGTGGACTTCTGTAAAAGATGCCATAGTAGGGGAAGAGGGTATTATTCCCAATATGTGGCGGGTGTTCAAGAATTGGATAGAAACTGCATGGAGTAAGGTTGTAGATGTATGGGAAGGATTCAAGAAATCCGTTACAGGTGCTTGGAATCTGCTAAAGGATGCCATAGTAGGTGAGGATGGGATTATTCCTAATCTATGGAAATCATTCAAAGAATCTATAGAGACTGCATGGAGTAAGGTTGTAGATGTATGGGAAGGATTCAAGACATCGGTTGCAGGAGCTTGGACTGCTCTAAAAGATGCTATTGTTGGAGTGGGCGGCATAGTTGAAAAATTATGGAGCGATTTCAAGGGTACGATAGATACCGCTTGGACTAAACTAAAAGTAGCATTTGATGGCTTATGGAAAAGTATTACGGATTGGTGGAAACTTATTGATTGGGGAGGCTTAGGCCAAAAGGTCATAGATGCTATTGTGACTGCTATTAAGAATGGAGCAGGCGCAATTTGGGATGCAATAAAGGGTGCTCTTGGTGTCGGAGGAGGCGGTGGAGAAGGTGGTGCTGGAAATTGTGGAAATGGTTATTATATGGGTAAGGATGGACAATGCCATCCAAACACTGATCCGGGACATGCAGCAGGAGGTTTGGTATCCAGGCGTGGCTTATATGAGTTAGCAGAAAGAGGGCCAGAATTAGTATTGCCTGCGGATATAACTAAAGCACTGTTCAAAGCATATCGGTCAGACCTTGGAAATATGCGCTCTTATAACTCCGGTAATAGTTATAATAATAGCCGAACAGTGAATTTGACTATCAATCCATCCTATGAGCAAGTACAATCTCCTGCTGGAATACGCTATGATGTTACAGCAGCATTGATGGCGGCGAGGGTGTAATGAAAAAGCCTAAACTGATAGAGTTCGATACATATACTACTCCGGATGGATCAGTATACAATTTCCATAATGGCGTGGATAAATTCCTGATGTCGTTTGAAGGCACAGGTATGCCTAATATCGATTACATCACGCAACAAGGGCCAATGCAGCATGGGGAGACCGTCATAGATTATAGATTAGCAAAGCGCATTATTCAATATGTGGTTAGAAGGAATGCTTGCGATAGATATGATTATTGGAAAAATCGGTTTGATATGATAAACATGCTTAGACCGAATAGGCAAGCTACTACAACTATAGCTCCTGGATATTTACGTAAGATAATTCCAGGTCTTGATCCTATTATTCATGTACCGATTGTAAGACAG